CCCTGGCACTACGGACAGCAACCGCACCGTCATCGAGAACGGCCAGTGCGTAGGCTACCGCTACCACATCAGCCCGTTCGTTGACTACACCATCGACGCCAACGGTGTGGCTTCCAAGGACTTTGTGGGCGAAGGTGACAATAAGAAGGCCGTGCGCTACATCGCCATCGGTCACTTCGGTTACCTGAACGAGCAGGTGTACGCCGACGGCATCGAGTTCAACATCGACGGCACGTCTTCGGCCAACTTCGACCGCAACGTGATTGCCCTCGGCATGGGTCTCGACTACTCGCTGGTTGAGATGTCAAGCAAGGTCAACGGCAACACCTCCGAAAAGCCCCAGGCCTTCAAGCTCATCAAGCTCGTCGAAGAGCCCACGACTCACTAAACTTTCTCTCGGCGCACTTTCTATCATAGTTTCTATGGGACCGGCTGTTGGCTCCAATGCAGCAGCAAAGGTTGACTGACAGCCGGTTTTAGAAAGCGCGTAAAGTAGTAACAAGCAAAACACAGATAGACAGGAAATGGGACTGCTGACTGACTCTTTCTTCATCACGGCACTACGTTCTAACACCGAACTTGTAGCACAGTTGCCTGCGGGTGACTTCTATAACAACGTGGCCTATCCTGACGCGGATATGGAGAACGTTCAGCTGCCATACATCATCGTCAACAACGACGGCGGAAACAATGTCGAAGAGACGAAGGATGACAAATTTGAAGGTACGGTTGACAGCGTAGCCATCAGCATTCGCGTGGTGGCTCGCAGCCGTCAGGAGTTGGCCGACATGGTGCTGGCAGTCCGTAAGACCGTCCATGACTATGTGCTCGCTGCAACCGAGCGCAACGAAGCGAGAACTGGTACTGGCGACGACAATCTCTGCCCAGAGGACTACAATTTCTCGTTCAGCGAGGTTGCCAACGACATGCAGAAACCCAGCTTCACCCAAATCCTGAACTATCAGTGCAGAACTTCTAACGACATTTTTGACGACGACGACAATGAGTAAGAAAGACAAGGCTCAGGAACAGCAGCAAACCACCGTGCCCGTCGAATCATCGGCGGTGACTTTGGCCGACGTGCTGAAGGACATCGAGGGCGTAACCGTCAGCGACGACAAGCGACTGCGCGTGACCGCTGCCGACAAGGAAACGCTCACGGCACGGGTTGAAGCGGTGATGAAGTCTCTCGAAGACAACTACACCGTGACCGTCAGCCCGACTTATGGCGACGCGGCTGCTCTCGGCTGCGTCTGGAACGATCTCACAGCAACCATCAAAAAGTAGTAGAATATGGCAAAAGTAAAAGGCTATCAAGTGACCGTCTCAGGTGTCTCTGCTGGTAGTGAGCAGTCCAGCTCATTGTCCGTGCAGAACAACATCCAGGAGGTCGAGGTCAAGGATGCCACCAACCCGCTGTCACCACCACAGGAGGTGACGTCGGCTCAGTGGAACATCCAGCAGACCGTAAAGCTCGATAATGCGGCAGGCGTGAAGGCATTGATTCAGGCCGCTGTTGGAACATCACCCGTTGCAGTCTCAATGGCTGCTGCCGGTGCAACCTTCTCAGGCCAGTCGCTTATTGGCGACCTCTCGATTCAGGCGCCCAACCGTGGCAACATCACCGCTCAGGTGCAATATCAGGGAACGGGCGCATTAACCAAGGCAACCACTTAATTCAGTACCGCTATGTCACAGGCAACACAAGGTCAGCATTTGCGCCTCCAGTTTGGCGCAGCAGCAAACTCGAAAGCGTTTGCAGCATACTCGACCGACTTGACGTTCCACGTGTCGAATACGCTGGAGAACAGCACGACAAAGGACACCACCGACGGTGCTGGGGACGTAAGTTGGATTGAACAGGAAAAGACGAAGCATAACATCGACGGCTCCATTGTCGCCATCATGGACGAAGGCGAGGCCCAGAACTTCACCGACGCTGCACAAGCTGGCGAGCAGGTTTGGGAGCTCGACTGGGTATCAGGCGAACAGAACCGTGTCGTATCTACCAAGATATGTTCAGGCGACAAGATGCTTCTGAGTAACGTTGAAATCAGCGCACCGCGCGACGGATTTTGTACTCTTACAGGTAACTTCGTCATCTTCGGTGCCATCAGTTTCAGTTAAATCTATACGCGCCTGCCGCTGTCTCGCTTTCTTTTGCATAAACGAGCAGCCGGCGGGCGTTTTTTCGTTAAACAAGGAACTTTTGGAACAGCGAGAGCCAAAGATGCTTGCATCAGTTCGGCCGAGTCGTGACAAAAGTGCAATAGGAACTATTGAACTATGAATCAGAAAGAAATCACCATTTGCGGACATCAGGTTAAACTTATGTATTGCGCCGCATCAGAACAAGGCTTCGAGGACTTGAGCGGAAAGTCCATCAACGACATCGACTTCACCAAGTCGAAGGACGTCATGAACCTCTCCGTGGCGTGCATCATTGCAGCTTACACCGAAGCCAAACAAGAACCACCCATCAAGTCGGAAGACATCCTCTATCATACTACGTCGAAGGAACTCACCGACCTTTACATGACAGTCATCAATCTGCGTTCCGAATGGTACGGCGTACCCAATATCGTTGCCGACCAACTCCAGAAAGAAGCCGAACAGATGACTGATGCCGAAAAAGAGGAAGCAGCAAAAAACGCCACAGCGCCTACGACAGATACAGTCAGTTCGTAGGCGAAATAGGCACCGACCGGCATGAGTATCTGTATGAACTCCGATATATCGACCTGCTCATGATCCAGCGCGGTTACGACCGCCGCCATCGTCAGTTGTGGAGTGCCACCCGTTGGCAGACGTACCGTCTGATGTGCGCATTTGCAGGTTCGAAAGCGCTCATCGAGGCAGGCATCAACAGCGCAAAAGACCTTCTGCCGTTCCCCTGGGACACCGACCGCAGCGATCTACCAACCGAAGACGAAGTGGCCGACATCGTGGCCGAGATGGAAGCAATCAATGCGCAACATAAAAGCAGCGAGGAATAACCCTCACTGCTTTTTTCTTCGTTTTTTGCCAGGCGATTCCATCGCCGTCATCACCTTATCAAATTGCCCATACACATCCATCGGCAACAGCTTCGCATACCGCTGCGTCTGCGTAATCTTACGGTGTCCCAACATCTTTGAAACATGCTCAATCGGCACCCCATTCCTGAGCATCCACGTCGCAAACGTATGCCTGCCAACATGCGTCGTCAGTTTCTTAGTAATCCCCGTCACATTCGCAATCGTCTTCAAGTTCGCATTGCACGTCTGATCCGCAACCCGAGGCAACCGACCGCCATACTTCTGTGCAATCGCCAAAGCCTTCGGCAGCACACGAATATAAAACCACACCCCAGTCTTCACGCGAGGAGCCGAGTACGTCATGCTGTCACCGTCCTGCTGGCATTTATCCAATGAAAACGCCATCGCATCGCTATAAGCCATCCCCGTGTAACATTGGAACACGAACACATCCCGCACCGTCGCCAGCATTGAGTCATTTATCGTCAATCCCTCAATCCTGTCGCGCTCAGCGTCCGTCAGGAACTCCACCGTCTCTTTGTCGCCACGCTTAATCTCACCCTTCATCCTGTCGTAAGGGTTTGCAGTTATCATCCCGAACTTCAGCGCACGAGCCAGCAGAGCCTTGATGTCCTTATGGTAGTTTCTGACCGTCGCCTGACTAATATACTCCACCGGCTTATTCGCCTTCACCTCCGCATCCGTCTGGTGCTTCTTGATGGTGTGCAGGTAAGCGTCGAACTTGTGAATATTCTCAATCGTCAAGTCCTTCCATCGTCTCATGGCTCCGCTCTCGACCAAAGCTGCCACACTCACCTTATAGTGATTCCGCGTGCCGAGTGCAACGTCCAGAATCGAAATCTGATTGGCCATCCATCCCGTCATATCCTCAGCATCCTTCAACCGCCTGCGACCGTCAGGCGACTTTACCAGCCGTCGAACCTCATCAATATCAAGTTCCTGCTCATTATCCAGGTACTCATTCACCACCTCGTCAACGCGCTTCAGCATAATGCCGACACGATCATTCAGCTCATCACAATCACTACGATTCACAATGAGACCAAACTTCCATTCACGCGGGCGCACGCACACGCCAGTATTTATATAGTACGCGCGTCGCCCTTCAGTCACGCGCACCTCAATAGGCCCAGCACTATCCTTGCCGAACCGCCCTCTATGATTATATATTATTGCTGTTTTTATCATTTTAATGTCATTTTTAAGTTAATAGTACCCCTATATGGGGAAACAATTGGGGAAACAATGGGGAAACATTCGGCAAAGCAAACCAAAATAAACCAAAATAAACCACATTTGGCTCATTCTTAAATATTCTCCAAAATCCCTCTATTTATCGGAACCGCCGCCCTCTCACGGCGGTCCCCGTGTCTTTCCTTCGTGATTCCGTTGGAATTCAGTATGTTTTGTTGATTTCGCTTTATTCATTGGTGTTCCCGCGATTTTGAGATTTTGTATGGGGAAACTTTTGGCTGGCGATAGTGTAGCCAATGATGAAACTGGCGAGGACGAGGGCAACGATGACGGTATAGAAGGTAATAATGTATGATGTAGTCATTGCTTTTTGTTTTTACGTTCGTTTTTTTTTATACGCTCGAAGAATTCGGGATGGAGTTCCGGGACGATATCAAGGAAAATGAGTTCATCGTATAGTGGGATTAATTTTGCCATAGTTATTTGCGTTATGTTTGACGTTTACCTGATTCAGCACTACCCATAGGGTACGGCATGATTGCATCAGTGAGATTGTGGGCGTCGATGATACGGCGGAGTTCTGCTATACGGGCCTTCAGGGTGGCGATGTGGTCATCTTTGTCGGCAAGCTGACCGCGTAGGCTTTCAATGGTTGCGTCTTTGTCTTCAAGTCGTTTTTCAGTCACTTCAAGTTGACGCTGATAGGACGCGATGGTTTCGTCTTTGGCTGCAAGGGCAGCATTCAGCAGACTGGAATATTCAGGGATAGCCGTTTGCCTGTCCTTTTGTGCATTCTGATAGTCTTTGATGAGCATGTACGGTGAATCTCCCTGGAACCATTGTGGGTTGTAGCGGTCATCAAATGCTGCATTGAGCTTACGGAATGTCTCGATGTCGACTTCCTTCACCTCATTTCGCTTGATACGGGTGAAGGTATTCTGTGAGATGCCGGACATTTCTGCCAGCTGTTTGAATGTCTTAATACCATCACGCTCGAAGATGTCATTAAGCATTTCCCTGAATCTTTCCTTAGTTTTATCCATAAATCAACACAAATACACTCGTTTTTGTTAAATCGTCTTAAAAATAACCATAAATCTACACAAATCGACACGCGATTCAAAAAGAGTTTGTATATTTGCACACGTAATTAAGTAAGTAACAACGAGGCAAAGAAAATTCCGTCAGACGGGATGCCGTCTTTTCACAAGCGGATGAACCGCCTTTGCAACACACTTTTGGCGAGGTGTTTGGATTGCAAATTTACGGAATTTCTTGCCAAGTTGTAATAAACAAGGTAAATAATTAAGTAATTTTATGAAATTAGACAAGGTAGGACGCGGCGAATGGGATGCACTTGAAATCGGTGCAATCGGTATTTTTACTTTGCCAAATAAGCGTGCAAAGGAGGTGGCCAGAGTGTCGCTCAGTCAGGTGAAGGACCTGTCGGAGCCGCAGAAGGATTTCGAGCGTGTTTCATGGGATGAGTTGCGAGAGAAGTACGGCGACCAGTATGAGATGGTGGTGCCAGACGAGTCTTTGACGTTGGCATTCAGGAGAGTGAAGTAACCCATCCGAGATCGGCTGGGATGGGCAGCTAACTAAAACAAAAGGAACTATGGATAGGTTATTGCGGGCGGAAATCATTGCAACGGTCAGACAGACCATGCGTGAGGTGCTGGAAAGTGCCGACGAGGTGTGGCTGACTCCGAAGCAGCTGTTGGAGCAGTTCGGAATGCTCAATCAGGAATGGCTGAACAGAAACGGTGAACTTTTGCCACGAGAGTATGCCTCAGTAATATGGCCGGACGGTGAGGAGAAATGCACGCGGTGGGCCTATCCTAAACACAAGATTAACCGAATGATTCAGGAAGGCAAGCTGAAGGGGCTTGTGAAGACGAAAAAGACGACCGCCGCTGATGCGACGGGAACTGTGTCCACTATGCAATAGTGGATAAAAAGACGAAGCAAGGAAGGTTGGCTGAGAGGTTAAGCGGCAGCAAAGCAAGGCAGTTACAATGTAAGACCGATACTGTTCGGCAGCAAAACGGGGGTTCGAATCCCTCACCTTCCGCAAACGCCGAGGGACGCGCAGAGGCAATCCCGGCAAGTAGGCTGAATATACTGAATACACAATGGCAAGATGGGTGGCGAGTAATCCCGCAGGGGATCGTGCAAAGCTCTGAGCTGAAACGGTAGCGAAAGAGACCTCAACGCAGATGGAGTGGAAAGAGACGGTATCCAACCCGTAAGTACAACCGGAAGAAACGAGGTAATTTCCGAATCCTTGAGCCTTACGAGTTAGGGCATTTGGTTGCGGCGGTTCCGCAACATACGGATAGGTAGTAGTGTAAGTCCGAGGGAAGTTGTGGGAATTGAAGGCCGAATGGTTGCGAAACAATCGCAACATACAGAACGAATTGAAATACGGAATCCTGATTGCAAGTCCAATAGTGCGGATGGGCTCTGCGGTTGTTGCCGTAGGCTGGTGTGGCTGCCAGCTGCTTGTATGATGGATAAATATATATGGTGTGTCGTGTAGCTCAGTTGGTAGAGCGCACTTGGAGGTGGAGCTGAAACCACATAAAATATTAGCTTTAATCCATTCAAAAGTGAGGTCGGTGGTTCGAGTCCATCTACGACAACTTTCACTTGCGAGACTTCCTTTGTGAGGTTTCAAAAACCTGTTGGTATGGGAATATAGACAGGTTTTTCTTTTGAATTTTCGTCTCGTGGCAAAACTACGAGACACAATATAAACTAAAACAACAAGCATTATGAAGCAGAGATTTTTGAAATGGTGGCATAAGAACAACATGACGTTCTCGGCCATCGCAGGTGAGACGTTTACCAATGGCCAGGTGGTATGTACGCACATTGGGCTGGTGGTGTTTTTGATGGTGGCGATAGCTGCTGGGAATTGAGGTAAGGATGCGGCAAGAATGCCGAAGGGATGCACGAGAATTAATGGTTGCGATGACATCGCGATAAACTGAACAAGAAGATAGGAGCGATGAGTAAAGAGTTTAAGGATGTTCCTGTTTATACAAGGGATTCGGTAAAGACGACTAACGATGACAAGAAGAAACAGGCGGTCATTGACGAATGGACGGACGAACTTGCCACCAAGATGGCGAAGAATACTCGTGTGGTAATGCTGGACGACGGAACCATCGAGTTCGAGCGTCATGCACTGCGTGGCGGTCATAACAGGCAGAACATTGAGATGCTGAACGACGAGGGCTACGTGGTGAAGATATTCAATTCGATTGCAGAAACGGCTGAATACTTTGGCGTTGGAACCGAGACGGTCGGCAGGGTGTTGAGAGGTCAGCGTAAGATACCTTTGAAGCCTGGTTACACCATCCGGCGACGCGAGACTGATAAACAGCGAAAAGAGCGCGAGAGGGCTACGGCTAAGGCTAACAAGAAACGAGAGAAGTATAGAAAGAATAAAACAAAAATAAAAAGGAACTATGGCAAAAAGTAATTTACAGAAAGTAAGCGTC